ATCGATCAGTTTAGTCTACTTTCGTATAACAATAATCCAAATAATTATGGCGCTTATGCAAGCATCATGAGAAGATTGGATAATACGATTAATGGCATTAATGATAATATTCTTGCTCTTAACTCTAGCGGTAATAATATCGTAGAGAAGGTTGCTGCCGTTTCTTCGGGTAGAGCTTACGTAGAGGGCGAATCTGTTCATGCTTACAGATATGGTATTTTAGAAGTTCCTGTTGTTGTTAAAGGCGGTTTTGGTTACGTAAACAATGATACTTTAATCTTTACTGGAGGGTTTACCGAATATCCAGCCAGAGGTTCAGTCATAACCAACAACCAAGGTCACATTACAGCTGTTAACACACAGCTTGGAGCTTGGTATAGTGGATCTGGATATAACACTATTCCAGAAATTTCTATTAGATCTGCAAACAGCAGAGCCTATGGCGCAGTGTTGACCACAAACTTCATTCCTTTCGATACAGCCAGTGAAATTAGAGGTATTGTCAGAAAGGCTGGTGTTGGTAAGGGTGTTGGTTATTGGGCAACAACTGATGGACTATTAAACTCCGATAAGGTCATTCAAGACAGTTATTATTATCAAGATTATTCTTATGAAATTAGAGCTGCTATCAGTATTGAAAACTACAAAGAAGTTTTCTATTCAACTTTCCACCCTGCTGGTACAGAACTATTCGGTAAGTATGAATTGCAGCCATTTGTGGTCCAAAGCGAGATAGACCTAGTATATGATACAAACGCCAATACTGCTTGGCCGCTATGGTTGACATGCGATATTTCAGACCCAAGAATTCGCTGCGACGTTCTTGTGGAAGAACTTCCTGACGGCAGACTGCTACCAAATACATATCTAACGGTCGATCAATTCACTTTCGCTAACAATTATCTGGGAGTAGACATAAATACTATATTCTGTAGTAATGCCACTCTCAGAGTAGATAGAATATCTGAAGATTCATAAGGGGAACTAAATTGACAATACAAACAGCCAATATTGGCGCAAGCCCAAACGACGGAACTGGCACTCCTCTGAGAGATGCCGTTGATCTGTTCAATCAAAATTTTATTCAGCTGAGTACTAACTCTGTTGTAAACACCAGTATTACTGTAGGAAATACAGCGACTGGAAACGTCTTTGTTAATTCTTCTTTGATTTATGTGCAAAATAATGCTGCTTACGTTAGAATTGGTAACAGCGCATCAGTGAACGTAATAGCAAACAGTTCTGTTATCCAGACAGCTGGTCTGGTAAATACAGGAACTCTTTCTGTTACATCAAATACTTTGAACCTTGGAACTACCTCTTCTGCTGGAGCTAATGGTTATACCTACCTACCAAACGGTCTAAAAATGAATTGGGGTTGGGTGTATTGTAATAGTACAATTGGAAATGCTATCTTTACTTCTGCTTATACATCAGAGTGTTATGTTGTTACTGTTACCGGTAATACAGCTAACGCTTCTTTTGCTCCTTTTGTGCCTGAACAGAATACAACTGCAGCTGTTATCAGAACAAACGATAATACAGCTATCAACGTTCATTTTATTGCGCTTGGTAAGTAAGGTTTAAAAATGGCTGGAATTATTCAATCTGCATACAAAAAGTCTTTAATTGATGAGATGTTGTATAATATCAGCACAAACACGTCTTATTATTACGCATTTGCATCTAACCCTGTAGCGTATAGTGGAGCTGTTCCTAATACTTCACCAAAAGACTATTCTACTGAATTTGAGAACGATTGGTTGATGTTATTTGGCAAGAAATTATCTATTTCTAATTTCGCCCCGTTGATTCAGAATAATATATGGGACGCTAACACAATATACAGAAAATATGATAATAGCGATCCCGAGCTTTATTCCAATAATTTGTTTTATGCTATTTGCGAGCCTGAATATGACGGTGGCACTTATAATGTATATAAGTGTTTGGACAATGGCAACGATTCCCCTTCTTCTGTCAAGCCAACAATGGTTCAAACAACTTCTTTTGCTACTTCTGATGGTTATGTTTGGAAATATGTAACTTCTATTCCATTCAGACTATACAGAATGTTTGCGACCGAAGAATATGCTCCATTATACGCAAACGCTATTACATCAATTTATGCCAATGTTTATGCTGGTGTAGAAAAAGTTGTTATTGAAAACGGCGGAACAGGTTATTCTACATATCATGAAGGCACTATTCTATCTGCTAATACTACTGTTATCCAGATTGAAAACGAAGCCAGTATCCAGAGCGGTTATTACACAGGAAGCGCCATCTATATTTACAATACTACAGCTACAACTTCTCAGATATTCAACATAACTGAATACGTAGCAAACAGTGTTGGTAAATGGATTTATTTGGATAAAGAAGCTAATACTGACAATATCTTGCCACAGGCCACAAGATACAAAATTTCTCCTAGCGTTCATTTCGTTACAGACGGTGGAACTCAACCTATTGCTTATACTACTATAAACCCAGAAGCAAACTCTATTTCTGATGTAGTAATTCTAGAAACTGGGGCGGATATATCTTGGGCTAACGTGACGATTAATGCTTTGGTTGGTCAAAATGCTAATGTTTATGCTATCGTACCACCAGCTGGCGGACATGGTAGTGACGCTCTTTCGGAATTGAATATCAAGGCTCTGGGTGTAAACTTTCATTTTGCTAATACTGAAGGCGACAATATTCCTACTTGGATTCAATATAACAAGATAGGTATTATTAAAAATCCATACCAATTATATGCAAATGGCGCCAAAAGTAATACTCAATTTACTGGGGCTGTTTTCAGTCAGGTTATGGAATGCGATGTCTCTAATCCAGTCGTATATACTATTGGAGACAGGGTTTATGGTAATACCAGCAACGCTTATGGTATTGTTGCCTATTCAAATACAACTAAATTGTATGTCACAGGCGACAAAACATTTATAGATGGAGAATATGTTTTCTCTAGTAATGGCGTTCTCAACACAGAAGTTGATATTGTTTCAAAGGGCGATATATACGCTAAGAGTTTGAAGCCTCTTTACGTACAGAATATAAATAATGTTAATAGGTCTAACACCCAAACCGAATCTTTTAAACTGATTATCCAGATATAATAAGGCACCAATAATGGCTCTAAAGACAGATTTCAACGTTGCTCCATATTTCGACGATTATGATGAGTTTAAAGACTATTATCGAATCCTTTTTAGACCTGGTACAGCAGTTCAGGCAAGAGAACTAACACAGATCCAGACAATTATCCAGAAACAGATCGAAAGATTTGGTAACTGGGCGTTTAATAACGGCGATATTGTTTATGGTTGTCAGATTTTCGACATGCCTTCGGTTCCGTATGTTCGCCTTATGGATTTCGCATCGAACGGTACAGCAAACTCAGCCACTCTAGACGTAAGAGATTATGTTAATGCAGTGGCCACTAGCGCCACAAGCAATCTAAAAGCTCAGGTCATTTACGCTAATGCAGGATTCAGCACCAATTATCCTGACACAAACATTCTGTATCTAAAGTACATCAACACTGGAACAGGCGGGGAAACTATATTCTCCAACAACGAATTGTTGACTTTCCAGCAAGTTTCTGTTGCAGGTAATACTGATCTAGCAAATGTTTATAGTTGGTCTAACACTCCTATCGATACTGTAACAACAGGTAATTCTCACGGCGTAAGCGTAACAGAAGGCGTTGTTTTCATTGGAGGCGAATTCGTTAGAGTAGCAAATTCTACATTTGGCCTTGTTAACAATTTTGGTACTTACGCTGGTAATAATGTTATTGGATTTGACCTTATTGAACAGATTGTTACAGAAAACCAAGATACAAGTCTTCTAGATAACGCTCTTGGATATACCAACGAAAACGCTCCTGGCGCTCATCGTTTGAAACTTACTCCTATAATCATTTCTCTTACTACAGAAGAAGCATCCCTTAGAGAGAAATTCAATCCTATCGGAATTTATAATTATGGTAGTTTGGTTTCTAAAGTTTTACCAGCAGCAAACGTCTATTCTGTTGTTGGTGACGTTCTAGCAAAAAGAACATTCGAAGAATCTGGCAATTATGTCGTAAACCCTTTTATTGTTGATACTGTAACAACCATTCCAGGTTCTGATGTAAGCGCATCTGATGCTAACAGCGTTCTAGGGCGTGTCAGCACAGGTATCGGTTATGTTCAGGGTAACAGAGTAGAAATCCAAAAAACTGCATATATCAACATGCGTCGTGGCGTTGATACCCAGACAAACCGTTCACAAGAAATCAATTTCAATTATGGCAATTATTTTATTGTAAATGAATACGCTGGATCATTCAGATCCGATTTGATAGCTAGCGTCAATTTTTATGACCAGCCACAAAAAGCTGTTACCAACAGAACATATTCTGGAACTGGTTTGGTTGGTAATTTGATAGGTACAGCCAATATTAGATGTGTAACATTAGTTTCCGGCACTCCCGGCACATCTACTGCTAATTATTACATTCACATTTTCAATACTAGTATGTCTGGAAATTACACACCAAGCCAGATAAAATCTATCGTATTTACTGGTCCAAACAAAGGTATTGCTGACGTTGTATCTACTGGTATTGTATCTTCGCAGAACAAAAAACAACTATTCAGTTTTGGCGTAACTGGTATTAAGAATCTTAGAGATCAGAACAACAATGTTGTTACAGATTACTATTACAGAGCAAGTAATACTACTGCTATTATGGACACCAGTGGTAACATTGACACAAGAATAGCTTCTTCAGTTACAGGCGGAACTGATATTCTACCATTCGTTGCAGGTACAACATTAACAGATTCGGCTGCAGCTGACATTATAGTTGTTTCTAAAACTAATGCAGATTCAGCTGCTATAACTGGGTCAGTTTCAGTAAGCACATCTTCTACTATTGTAACAGGTTCTTCTACTGTATTTACTTCTATATTTACATCTGGAGATTTGGTAAAGGTCGATGGCGCAGTAAGAACAATTGTATCAGTTGCAAACAACACTTATATGGTTGTTGATGCTCCGTTCGCTTACTCTAATTCTGGAACAAACTGTTATAAGAGATATGTGAATGGTAAAGTAATTTCCACAACAAAGGGTATTACTGGTCCTTCTCCATATGTAACAATAGATACTAGCACAGGGTTCACAATTCATTCAGGGCAGATTCCATCAGTTCCTTTGGACGTTGACGTTTCTTATATCGTAAAAAGAACTGTTACTGTTCCTGCTAAAAAGGAAATCAGAAAGAAGAGATTTGTTAAGATCAACACTTCTTCAAACCCAAAAGGTCCATGGTGCCTTGGGTTGGGAGACGTACATAAGATCAATAAAATTTACGGAACTGCTAATGGCGTTTATACTGTTAATGGTGTCGATCTAACAAGTAATTTCTCTCTTGACACAGGCCAAAAAGATACTCATTATAACTTAGCATATATTTACGCTAAACCTGGTTATACAGCTACTTCTTTCCCAAATGTTTTGGTGGACTTAGATTATTTTGCTGTTAATACATCGCCAGGAGTTGGTTATTTTACAGTCGAATCTTATCCTGTTGACGACGCTAATACTGCTAGTGTTACCGCCATTCAGACAAAAGATATTCCTCTTTATGTTGATGACACTGGAGCCAAATTACCACTAAGAGATTATGTGGACTTCAGAGTTCCATGTATTAATACTGCTAACGACAGCGGTTTTTACGATTGGTCTAACGGAGCTCAAACTAATACTGCAATTTCATATGCTACGTTGAATCCATCAAGCACTCTATCGTTTGATGTTCCAATCACAGGAATGAATTCTCCTGCTTATGGTAAATCTCTAGAGGCAGATTATACTTTCTATCTGGGTAGAAAAGATCTGGTTATGATCACCCCTGACAATGTTCTCAAGGTAAAGGAGGGTGTGCCTAGCATTACACCACAATCTCCTCTATTCCCAGAGAATGCTATGCCATTGGCTACTCTCAATATACCTCCATATCCTTCTCTATCTTCTGAGCAGGTCGATGACTTCTTGACTATCAACCAGAGCGCCATAAACCTTATAAGAGACACTTCTCTTTCAATATCTGGTTCTTCTTTGACTAATAGAAGATATACTATGAAAGACATAGGTTCTATTGATCAGAGAGTTACAAATCTAGAATATTACACTCAGTTGTCATTGCTAGAGAAAAAGGCAAAAGACTTAACAGTTACTGACGAAAACGGTCTTGATAGATTCAAGAATGGTATTTTCGTTGATCCTATGACTTCTTTTTCTCTTTGCGATATTTCTAATCCAGAATTCAGTATAGCAATTGATTCTTCGAAGGGCGTCGCTAGACCAAAAATTGTTAGAGAAACTATCACTATCAATTTCAGTAGCACTGCTTCTTCTAATGTTGTCAAGACAGGCAGACTTATTACACTAAACTATACTGAAGTTCCTTTCTTGGTTCAGCAATATGCTACAAAGTATAGATCTTCAGCTTTGGTTGCTTATGCTTGGAATGGTCATCTTACTCTTATTCCGACATACGATAATGGCGTTAATGAAGGTAAAACTGGTTCTGCAGAAATCTATATTGATTCAGCTGCTCCATGGAAAGAATTCGCTTCTAGCCCATTCGGCGTTACATGGGGCGATTGGAGAACTACAACTTCTACTGAGGTTGAGACTATTCTTACTGGAGAAGTTAGAAACAAAGTATATGACTTCAGAGGAAATCTTGTCAGCGATAGACCTGCTGCTGTTCAGCCTGTTGCCAATCCTCCATCTGTAAACGATCTTCTCGTGCAAGCTGGTTGGAATGGCGGCGTAGACTTATTGACAACTCTCTTAAGAGGTTTATAAATATACAAAATGGAATTTAGGAGATAAAAATTGGCTGTTACAAATACTACTAGTATTACAAGCACTACCATTGGTATCCGCGAAGGTACGCAATTACAAGTTACTGAAAACAAGAATTCAAAAACTGTCGGAAATTATGTTACCGACATTTCTATTCAGCCGTACATTAAAAACAGAATTGTCTCCTTTTTTGCATACAACATGCGCCCTGATCGAAGAGTTCATATTTTCTTCGATAGTGTTAACGTAGACGAACATTGTGCTCCTGGTTCAAGAGATGGTAACAACACATATGTTGTTCCAACAGACGGTGGAAATTACCAATCAGTTTCTAGAGTTGGCAATTGGGGTTCTCCTGTTTATACAGATAAAAATGGTAGAGTAACAGGTCAGTTCAATCTTCCTGCAGGCACATTCAAAACTGGCGAAAGAGCTCTGCAGATATGTGACGTAGATAGCCTTGTATATGGTAACGATGCTATCACCACAGTTTCTTCTGCTATGTTTACTGCTTCTAACATAACAGTTTCTAGAGATACATTAACTCTCACAACAGTTACACCAGAATTAAATTTTATACCTGTTTCTAATACATTCGTAAATACTGATACAACAGTTCTTACTTCTGTCATTGAAGATAACGTAACTATTTTACCCCCTCCGCCTCCACCTCAGCCTTTCCCATTTTGGTTGTTTCTTGAACCTGTAGCTCAAGCTCTTACTATCAACACCCCAAATGGAGAATCAGGAATTTATGCTACATCTATAGATTTGTTCTTCAAACAAAAATCTTTAGTATCCGAAAGAGGCGTTAATGTTTACATTTGTGAAAC